TAACGATGGTAATGTTGGTATTGGTACTGATAGCCCTGCTGAAAAGCTCGATGTAGCAGGTACATTACGCCATCAAGGTCTCACTTTAAATGAAGGCACTACGCCTAACGTAGACGAAATTAAAACCTTTGGCTTGTTTCTTACTGTTACTACTTCTTGGAGTGACACTGGTATAAGTGGTAATGACCTTTCATCAGGAACATATATAATGCATGTATTTACATATTCTACGACTACTCCTAACGGTGGAGGTACTACGAGCGGTAATTTAGAACAATATGATATGACGTATAGTGCAACAATTGCTTGGTGGTCTGGTTCATGTACTGATAATAGATATACTGAAATTGTATTACATAGCAGTGGAAGGTCGACTGGTAGTGGCAACGTTATTTATCTTAGAACATTTAGAGATAGTGTAAGTAATTCATTGAAACTCCAAATACGTTCATCTATAATTAACGGTGTTACACCAGATGGCACTATTCCAAACTTTACCTTCAAATTCCGCCGTATGATATAAATTTAAAATATTTTCTATCTTAGAGTTAAATGAACATTGAAAGCATAGTTTATAAAAGATTTGTTGATCTTGTTGGTGCAATAGCCTATTTTCCAAATGAAACACCACCAATTGGTTGGTTGGTGTGTGACGGTTCGTCTTTGAATATTAATGACTATCAAGATCTTTATACATGTATTGGAAATACTTATAATGGTTCTAGTCAGGCATCTGGTACATTTAGTATACCAGATTTACGAGGTGAATTTATACGATGTTTAGATAATGGACGTGGAATAGATAGTGGAAGAACTCTTCAAAACGATTACCAACAAGAACGTATCAAAACTCATAAACATTGGATATCGTATGCTCCACAAGATGACCACAATCAAAGTGGTACAACAGGTAATAGTCAAAGATTTGGTCTTGTAGCTGATGAACGTGCTGGGTATTATTCGGCTGATGATAGAAATTATGCTTATGGTATTTTTACACGTGATGACCCTGGTTATAATATAAATAATGAAGTAATACCTTACAATCTAGCTCTTTTGGTGTGCATAAAATATTAAATCTTTATTTTTTAATGTTTTTTTATTATAAATGAACATTAGTGAATTAAACACAGTACGTTTATATGATACTGTTGGAACTATAATGTATTTTGGGACCGAGACTGTTCCATATGGCTGGCTTGAATGTAATGGTTTTACACTTTATGTATCTGATTATCCTGAACTCTATGCATATATAGGAAATAAGTTTGGTGGAACTAGTAATTCAACATTTAAAATACCTGATTTACGTCAAAGATTTATACGTGGCTTTGATAAAGGACGTGGACTTGACCCCAATAGATCTATGGGTTATGTGTCTATTTCTGGTATGTTTATTATTGACGGTGTAGCATTCAATGGTTATAATGGTCAGGAATTTCAAGAACAAATGCTAAACCAACATAGACATTGGGTATCTGGTACAGTATTAGGTAATAGAGATTATAGTAATACGGGAGGTACATATGAAGAATATGGTGTGATTGCCGATGCTGGAGGCTCTAGCACGACAGATCGTAATTCTAGTGTTGGTAGAAATGTACGTGACACTGGAACAGCTGGAAATTATGGTACAAAACCAAGAAATTTAGTTTTGATGGCATGCATAAAGTATTAAATTGTTTTTTCTTTTTTCTTTTTTATTATTAAATGAACATTAGTGAAATAAGCAGTGGTGTACAAGTAAATGTAATGGTAGGTACAGTGGTTTACTTTGCAAGAACATCAGCGCCTATTGGATGGCTTGAATGTAATGGTGCTTCTTTAAACCGAGAAGATTATAACTATCTTTATAGTGTTGTTGGTACACGTTATGGATCCGTTGACTCAAATAGTTTTAATTTACCTGACTTACGTGGTGAATTTATACGATGTTGGTCACATGGTATTGGTGAAGATTATAGTCGTTCTATCGATAGTAATTTTCAGTTAGATACATTTGAAAACCACGTACATTGGATGTCTGGTGCACCCATTGATGATCGTAATTTTAGCGGAAGTGGTAATACTAATTACCAAACACATGGTCTTGTCTCCGATGCAAGTAGTTATAGTATAATGGATCATTACAGTGGTGCTGGAAGAAATACGCGCGTTGATCCAGATCATTCTAGTCGTGGAGGAGTAGATGAAACACGACCACGAAATATTGTGTTATTAGCATGCATAAAGTATTAAATAAGTTACTTTTTTCTTTTTCTATTTTAAATGAACATAAGTACAATAGATGCAACTAGTTTAATAGATATATTAACTGGTTTAATATTATTTTTTCCCAAATCTAGTCCTCCAATAGGATGGATTGAATGTAATGGTGCTGCTTTAAATAGAGATGACTATCCAGATTTATATAATAGCGTGGGGTTAACATATACGTCTGGTGATGATGGAGCTACATTTAATGTTCCTGACTTACGTGGTGAATTTATACGGTGTTGGGACAATGGTCGTGGTGTTGATAAGTACCCTACTTATACATACGGTGGCTCTACAACAGAGTCAAATAGACAATTTGATTCGAATGTTCAGAGTTATGCAACAAAAACAATAATTGGTTCTATGTATAAAATATCAGAAACATTTGCTAATTATGGTTCTGCTAATGGACCTATGTGGAGATCTGGTGGTTATTATGCTGGGAATACTCCAAATCACGTTGATAGTAGTGGTACCGGGTCTTTTGAATTTAATTCATCACGAGTATCAAATTCTAGTCTTGGAGAAACAAGACCAAGAAATATTGCTTTATTAGCGTGTATAAAATACTGAAAGCATTATTTTATTTTCTTTTTCACTATTAAATGAACATTAGTGAAATAGTTGTTAAAAACATAGATGTAATGATTGGAACAGTTGCTTATTTTGCTTGTTCTAGTCCTCCAATCGGTTGGCTTGAATGTAACGGTGCAGTATTAAATAGATCTGATTATATTGAATTATTTTCAGAAATAGGAACTACATATGGATACACAAATAGTGATAATTTTATTCTTCCTGACTTACGTGGTGAATTTATACGGTGTTGGGACAATGGTCGTGGTGTTGATAAATACCCTACTTATACATACGGTGGTTCTACAACAGAGTCAAATAGACAATTTGATTCGAATGTTCAGAGTTATGCAACAAAAACAATATCTGGTAGTGTCGCTTATGTATCAGAAACTTGGGCTTATAATGGATCTGCATATGGTGTGTTTAGAAAACCACAATACGGTGGATATGGACAAGGATTGACACCAAGTAGTACCGACGATAGTGCTGGTGGGGCAGTTTATTTTGATTCATCAAGAGTTATTAATAGTAGTCTGGGAGAAACAAGACCACGAAACGTAGTTTTAATAGCATGTATAAAGTATTAAAGCGATTATTTATTTTCTTACGGTATGTAAATGAAAGTAAGTGAAATAAAAACAAATCAAATAAATTTAATAGTTGGTACTGTTGCATATTTTGGTCGTTCTAGCGTACCAAAAGGTTGGTTAGAATGTAACGGTGCTTCTTTAATTAGAAATGATTTTATAGATTTGTTTAACATAATAGGTACTACATATGGTTCTGTTGATGCTAATAGTTTTAATTTACCTGACTTACGTGGTGAATTTATACGGTGTTGGGACAATGGTCGTGGTGTTGATAAATACCCTACTTATACATACGGTGGTTCTACAACAGAGTCAAATAGACAATTTAATTCGAATGTTCAGAGTTATGCAACAAAAACATTAACTGGTCAAATGTATAAAATTTCAGAAACTTGGGCATATGGAGGTGGTGGTGGTTCTGGTCCATTTTGGAAACCACATTACGGTGGATGGAATTCATGGAATACGCCAAATGGTAGTGATGGAAGTAATAGTGGTATATTATATTTCGATTCATCAAAAGTATCAAGTAGTAGTCTTGGTGAAACCCGTCCACGTAATATTGCTTTATTACTATGTATAAAGTATTAACAATTAAATGTTTAAAACAGGCCAATTTACTGATGTTTCATCAAGTACGTGATAATATAAATTTATTTCTTTTAATTGTGGGTTACTATTGGAAGGTAAGTCTCTTAGTTGTTGCATATAATCTTTTACAATTTCTGGAACTTCCGTGTTAGTAGAAACAGCTCGTATTACATACCAATCTACTTCTGCCAACATTCTGTCTCGCTTATTTCGTAGTAATTGTACTGGATCAGGTTTTACATAATTCTTTTTAAATTCTTCTTCTGCTTTTTCCTCTTCAGTTAATGGTTTTGGTGGTTTATCTATAATTAACCAGTTATTACCATCGTATTTTGCTACTTTTGAAGGATTAGTTATTACTGGTGGTTCTTTTAATGTAGACTGTGCGGGTATTAAGTAGTTGTTTGGTCGTCTTGGATTTTCATGTGCTACTGTAATACCAATAAAAATACCAGTTTCTCTGTCATATGAATATGCTTGCATCTTTTATAACTTTATAATTTATTTTTTAATATATTTGTATATTATAAAAATGGAAACATATAATTTATACATGGGGTTTAATAATTGTGCACCAGTTAATTTTAAAAATTTGAAACACCTAGACACCAAAAGACAGTATTCAATGTCTGTTGAAGACTATAATATTATATATAAACCATTAAATACTCGTGTTGGTAATGAACATATACCACGTTCTGGAAATATTTAATTTAAAAATTGATTGTTATTTTTTAAATTTTAAAATGATTAAAGTGTATCCAAAAAAATTTAAAAAAGTTAACAGAAATAATAATTATGTAGTTAACAGAGAAAATATATGCAATTTAAATTTGATAAATATTACCGAAAACATTATGGATGGACAAATCGGTCTTAATGGTTGTATTCATGAACTAACTTGGCAAGATCTTGATAACAATACAAAAGAAAGAAAGCTTATACAGTATTGCAATAAAGTTAAAATCACAGATTGTCTTGACAACGAAGAATATGAAAGTTTAAAAAATATTTTGTTGTTTCAAGAAAAAAAGTTTGATGTTTTATACGATTCAAATTTAAGAACTATTAATAATATTTTAAATATTAAAAAATCCGAAAAAAAATTTTATTTTGAAACAACAAAAAAAATTTTTAATTATTTAAAATAATTATTTTTATAATCGTATAAATTTGTTGTACCCATGGAACGATTACAAGTTTGGCATATCGGTAATAAGTTTTCAATGTGGTTTGATCCTCCCTTTGCTACTGCCACTATGTGTCCTGCTTCAAAACTATTTATGTGGATTAAATCTGTACATACTTTACAATTACCAACAGCTGCGTATTCACCAAAATGATTTTTCCACAGTTTTTTTCTTATTCCAGAAGGTATATTTGTTCGTTGTTGTTTTTTTTCTTCTTTCATATAAATTGTAAAATCTGGTACTAGTCCAATGTAACAATTAAATTTTTCGCATTTTTTCCAACGTTCTGGATTTTTTACTTTGTATTCGTTTGTACTTTTTAAATTTTTTATTTTTTCATTTGCATTATTTAATTGTAACTTTAATTGTTCGTAAGTAATATTCTTATTAGGTTCAATGGAACTTGTAAAACTTGTAAAACTTGTAAAACTTGTAAGAGAATTTAAAAAATTATTTTCATTTATGTTTGGTTTTTGTGGTTTAGAAGATCTACTAATCATTCCTTTTAAACCACCGTATTCTGTTAACTTTTCGTTCCATAATTTTTGAATTACTTCCATATTATTTTGCGGTTTTGGATGTTCGTTTTCTTCACCATGTATCCATTTTTTTACTTCATCATTTTGTTCCCATTGTGTATT